ATCGGGTCGCGCGCCTCCGCGCTCGTGCCTGCCTGACCGTACGGCGGACAGATGGTCACCTGCGACCAACTGCCCGCTTGCATGACGCACGCGAGCACATCGTTCGCGACGGGCTTGATCCCGACATTGCACTCCGTGATCAGCCCGAACTTGGACATGATGCGACCCTCGACATCGCTCGGCTCGGGTGTCGCGCAGCAGCAGGCTTGGCTCAGGATGGACGGGATGATGCTCATCAGTCACACGCGGCGCTGACAGGCGGGACCGCATAGAAGCAGTAGTACGCGGTGATCGCCTCTCGTGGCGTGGTTGTGTCCCACTCTACCACGGCTCGGTGCATGACGACGAGCGAGCCCGTGCCTGCAGCGCCGACAGGCATCGTGCTCTTTGTGACGGTCGCACCTGCGCCTGTGAGGCTCTGACCGTGTCCCCAGTCGTTCGAGCCCGAGAAGGTCGTGGTCGCCGAGCCCTCGGTCAGCGCGAGCACGCTCGCGTAGGTTGACGACCGCGAGCGTATCGCATTGATTTCGTACAGGTTGACCGCAGGACGCACTGTGCTCAAGGCGAGCGGCTGCGTCGCCGTCACGGCTGAGAAGAAGTACACGCCGTCCACGGCATGCTTGCTTGTCAGACGCGCGAGGAAGGTTGTCGGCTCGAGCAGCGACACGACCGCTACCTGCACATACTTGCTGCCAATCCGCACATGGGCAAGATTAAGCGCTACAAGATCGCCTGGAGCGAGTCGCGCCTCTGGCGTGAAGTCGATCGCTGGCACATAGATCGTGTCACCAGTGAGTTGCGATTGGAATCCACCGTTCACCTGCTCAGGTCCCGTGTGACTCACGCACGAGCCTACGCCTGGCGTTGCCTCCCAGTCCGCAACTCCTAACTGCACCTCTTCCCAGTTGTAGAGCCATGCGCGACGCGCGGTCGCGCCCGATGTCCCTACGGTTGTTGCCTGCCCAACGCCCTGCACTGCGTCAGTCGTGCAGCCGACGATGCGAGCAATAATCGTCGGGTACGGTCTGACATCAGCACCGCCGACAACCTGACTACTGCCCTGCACATGCTCAATCGTCTCGAAGACATCGTTGAGATTTGCTGCAGTAATCTTGCCGAATCGACCCTGAATGAACCTCGGCAGTGTCACGGCGAAAGGATCAGATATTGCAGCGACCCAGTACTCGCCGCTGCTGTGTTCTGCACGCGAATCGCTAGGTTGGTGACAGCCATCGCCGTCCCGCCGCGGAACATGGCATACTCGCTTGGCTGCAGGCGACAGAACGCCTGATTGGTCGCAGAAGTGTGCGCGATGTCGATGACATCGTTTGTTGCTGTCGCTCCTGTGCTGATGTTGCGCAGGAAGATATACCCGCCAGCGCTTGCTCCACCTGTCGTAGACAGTGCGGCAAACGAGGTGCTGCATGTGCGAACACCTGAGTCATTGACCGCACTCGCAAGATCAGGCGAGATAGAGCCAGGTCGGAAAAACAACTTGAGGTTCGTGTCCTTCGTGATGTCGCACGAAAGCGAGATTGAGATTTCGTCAGCCATGTTCAGAGTCCTTGGAAATGCGGTGAGAGAGCGGAGAAGTCGGTCGTGACTGGATACGGCTGCACAAGCGCGACAGGATCAGCCTTGCCGTACCAGATGCCTGCAGTTGTGCTCGTCACGACTGCGCCGAGCGATGTGCGCTTAGGCGATTGTATGAGGTGGGCAGTCGCGCTGAACAAGAACTTATATGAGCACTGCGTGTTGCCTGTCTCTGGCTGTATTGATCCGTCAAAGCCAGTGAACAGCACCATATCACGCGCATAGCCGAGGAATGGATTTGCGTTGCGCGTGTTCAGCGCCAGTGCGACTTGTTGCGACGGCGGCAACTCTTCATCCACTATCGTCACCGTGATCTCCTGCATGGAGATAGTCACCTCTTGCGGCACTCCGTTCTCGTCAATTGGCGAGTTCAAGATGTTTGCCACGCCGCTGTTCGCGTAAAGCAGTGCGTCAACAAACCCAATCGCTCGCCAGCGCATTTCGGTGCGCACCTTGGTGGCAAACTGCGCGGTCCTGTACCCGACCTCGCCAGGGTCTTTGTCTGTCGTGAATGGGTTTGCCGTGTCTGGCACAAAATTGCCAACGGGCTCGTATTGATACGAAATGCGGAACGCCTTCGGATGATCCTCGACCTTTGCGATGTTGTAGTCGCGAGCGACAAGTCGATACACGAAAGCGTCGGTGTTCGGGTAGTCGTCGTACTGCTTTGGCAGCGTCGATCCAAAGAGCGCAAGCACCTCGCTTTCGCTTGCTGCGTCAAGCACCAAGAAATCACGATTTGCCGACGGCTTGCCGCGATTGTGCGTGTACTGACGACTGGATTGGAGTTCGACAACGGTAGGCATTAGTTGGGCGGTGCGTACTTTTTGAGAGCCTTGCTGATGTCATTCTGAATGCGCTTCATTTCGCTCGTGATCTTGACGAGTTGCTCGACATTGTTCCAATCGTAGTCGCCACCTCGCTGCGTTCCCTCCGCAAGTCCTGTCGTGACTGCTTCCATCGGCGTAGCAGTTTCTTCTGCGCTTTCAGACACATCTGCAATAGTTTCTGCAATAGGACTAGGTGACTGCTCTAGTTGCTGTTGTTGCTGTTGTAGTAGCAAAGCAGCAAACTCAGTTTCTTGCTCCGCTGTTCTTTGCTGTTGTATTTTGGCAGTCCGAACTCCTGCCGTAAGCGTATCCAGCCGCAGTTTCAAATTTTGTAGTTCAGCAGCGGCATTTTGTTCATCCACACTCCTGAATATTTCGGTAGTTCCTAATGACAGCCCTGCGTTTATTGCCCGCGAGAAAAACCCTCTGTCCAGATTATACTTTGCAAGAATCATGCCTCGATTTCGTTCGTACTGTTTGTTGAACTCATCTAGTTGTCGTTCTGCCAATTTTCTGGTTTGCTCTTCTGTTTTCTTTCTTTCCTTGAACTCTTCTTCTACAGTGCGCTTCCGTTCAAGTTCTTGTACTGCTTCTGGACCTTGTTGCTTTGCAGCAGCATCCTCTTGCATTCTCTTGATTTTTTCTTCAGTACTTAGACTTGCATCTTGTGCTGCTCTCAAGCGATCTATGACAATATCCTGTGCCTTCTCAAACCTGTCTGTGATTGCATCAAACGCCGCCTCTGCTGCGCGCGTAGCACCGTTCAACAAGTTGTCCGCAATCTTTGCGATCTGTCCTGCAACTGGGATGGCAAACAAAGACTTTTGAACGGACTCCGTGAAGCCCTTGACGACACCTTTCAAACCTTCGCCTCTGTTCAATGCATCGGTTGCGTCCGCTACACCATCAAGCAATATCTTTGAGATATTGAATCCACTCAACTTGCCAGCAACTTTTGCAAAGCCCTTGGTGAATGAGTTGCCTGCTTCTGCTGCGCGCTGCTCGATTCCCTGTGTATTCGCGCCGATGGAGTCTGTCGCCTCCTTCATTGACTGTTTGAACTGCTCGATCTTCGCTCGAACAGTTACGATGATTTCGGCAGCAGTAGCCATGCTGAACTATAGAGGCATCATCCGAACCCACTTCGGAGCAAGTTTGCCGACTGACTCTGCCATAGCCATCATGCGGTCAATTGGCATATTGAGCGGATTCCCAAGCCCTGGGCAAAAGTGTGCGATTGTGGCGGCGACTGCGTACATGTCTATTGCAGTCGCCGCCTTTGTCAGTTTCCCGCTGCAAGTTCGATTCCGAGCATTTGGAGCGCAGTGCTCATAATGTCTTCAGGCTTCATCTTGTCGAGATCTGCGGCGACATCCACGCCCTCGCGCTTTGCCACCATCTGAATGATCTCGTGCGCGCCCTCAATGGTCGCAGCCCACTGCACAGCGTTTGCAAGCGTCTCATCACGCTTCTTGTAAATGTCACCAAGGACGCTGACACGACTTGCTGGATCGGCTCGTGCCGAGTCAAGCATCTCGAGAGCACGAGCATGCAATGCATGCCACCTCATCTCGCCTAACTCCATCCACTCACTGGCTGTCACCAGTCGAAGCGTGTGACTCCCGATTTTCACCAACCTGCTCTGCGGGACTGCGGTAGCGCGTGACATCGTGTGATCTCCTTGCGTTTGCGGACTGTGATGCATGTCACGGCTCGTCGGTCAAAGATGTTGGCAGTGCGCAGCGCAGCCAAAATAGCGTTCGCACTAGACACACCTGCCTGCACCCATCGACCGTCCGCGACACCATCTCGCCGCCACTCTACACGCCAATCGTCTGGCGAGGAATGTCGAACAAAGAAGTCAATCACGCCCAGGTCACAGTCACGCACGCGCCGAAGGTCGTTGCAGCGGTCGGCGCGTTGAGTTGATAGTTGTAGGTGACATTTGCTTCGCCGTTGACATCAACCGAAATGTCGCAACTTCGGATCAGCGCGTTGAACGCTAGGGTGTTGCCCGACTCTGCTGTCAGAGTACAAGTCGCACCAGTCGCACCCGTGACAAACCATGCTGAAGAACTTGCAGGACTGGACCCGCTGTCCATCGTCGCCACGATTGTTCCAGTGATATCGAGGATGCCATGTGCTCGCTGCTTGCCAACACTGCCAAACGCGCTGATGTCGATTTCGGATGGCGCAATGTTGGCTGTCCATGACTTGATCAGACCGACTGCTCCTGCGAAAGAAACATTGCCCGAGGTTCCAATGATTGCTGCCATGTGTTAGGTGTCCTTGATTGCGATGAATCTATACGATGTCTCGACGGTGATGAAATCCTCGCCAATGTCAGGCACTCCACGATTGAGTGCGAACATTTCCATTGAAGTATAGGAGGCATCAGAAGGAGTGATCGTTTGCCGATTGAGCAGGTCGAAAAGCGTTGCCTCAACATTCATAGCCGTGGCTACTGCACTTGCCGCGCTCAAGGCAAAGAAGAAGGAGAACTGCACGATCAGGTCTTGTCGTGATTTCGCGGTTGTCCCAAAAAATGTTGTGACCTCGTTGTCCGTGATGGCATAGACCAGACACGGCAACGCTGCTGCCTGCGGAGCCTCAATCTGATATATGCGACCGCCGACTGTGGCATAGACCGACCCTGCGCCTGTCGCCGAAATCAACTTGTTGTAGATAGATGTCAGGACGATTTGGCTCATGCGTGCAATCCTATGACCTGCCGACTAACCCTTCGTCGCCATCAGTCGCTGCTTGGTCGCCCGAGCGAGTGCCTGATTGATGTACGACAGTGCTATGCGCTCAACCTTGCCCTGCACTGCAGCAAGACTCGGCTGAATCCAAGGTCGCGGCTTGATGACGACCCCAAGCGGATGGTCTTCCACGCCTCGGTCGAGGTAGAACCCATACTTTTTCACGCCTTGAAGTTGCGCGCCGATAGTCTCGCCCGTGCTCGCGATCTCTACTGTGGGAGATGTTCGCGCGGTCTGCACACTCCTGCGCAGAGTGCCTGTATCGACAGCAGGCGGCTCGCCTGGGGCGCTGCGCCTTCGCTTCATGCCTTTTCCCTTGCGTCCGCCGCGATACATGCGACCACTGCCTGCTCGAGACAGCATCCGCACGGCTGCGCTGCGAAACTCAAGCGCGATCCTTTCGGTAGCCTGTCCCATCCCTGCCTTGATCACCATGAAAATGTCTTGAGGATTGAAGTTTCCCTCAGCGTCAGCCGTGATCTCAAGCGGTTCGCCAATCTGTTTGCTCAGCAGGCGCATGGCTGATTTGCCGCGCCCTGCAAAAACTTTGCGACCCTTGCGGATGATCGAACTGCCGCGAGCCGCTTTCTTTTCGCGCGTCTTGAATGTTCGGCGTCTCACGCCACGCCCTCGACATTCTCTAGCGTCACAATCTGGTACGCCATGCTGTCGGGCGCGGCACGCACATCGGGCGTGTAGAAGCCGAGCACCTCCCAAGTCTTATTGCCGAAGGTGATCCGCATGCCGTTCGTGATCGTCGCCGTAATGTCGCAGTACCCGCGCGCGTCGATGCGTGCCCGACGAGCGCCTGCCTGCACCTCCTCGCGCGGCATCGACGGCTGCACGAGCATCGTGAACGCCGTGCCTGCAGTCCACGATCGGATGACCGCGCCGCCTGCATCGACGGTGCTGTCCGTGAGCGTGTACGGTGTCACGCTGATCCCGAACTTGGCGATGAGTCCCTTGACGCTGCTCATACGACCTCGCGGTAGTCGCGTAGCAGGTCGGCGAGCATGGCGTTGACCTCGCTCGCGCCGGCTCGCGTGTACGAGTAGTCGCCGAGCGACTCGCTGAGGATGCTGCGGTCCGCCTTGCGCGACTGAAACAGCACCGACGCTACCTCGCAGCACGCCTGCTTGAGGTCGTCAGGCACGGTCGCGTAGCCTGCTGTGTAGCGCACGAGCGTGCTTTGGTACGCGCTCGGGAACCGCGCGAGGTAGGTGTCGTTGAGCGGGAATGCGTCGCTCTGAATGTGCAGGATGCCCGTGTCGCCCTCGTAGACATACTCCGCGCCGACGGTCGCAGCCGTGACATTGACCGTGCCGCTGAGCGCATCGCCGCCTGCTCTTGGATGTAGTTGCAGTGTCGGGCAGTTGAACACGGTCGTCGCCTGCACACCTGTCAGCGCATTGATCGCCGCCACGAGCGCATCGACATCGTCGTAGGTCGAGAACGCGAGCGTCGTTGTCGTCGTTGAGCCCGTGGAGGTCGTGCGGTTGACCGTCGCGCCTGCGCTCGAGATGCCGTCAAATTCCTGCGTGATCGTGATCGTGACGCGGATGTCGCTCGGGTCGGTGCTTGCAAAGGTGAACGCCGTGCGGATGCCTGTGTACACGCCTGCGATGACCGTGACGGGATACTGCTTGAGCCTGATCGCTCGCGTCGAGTTGCCGCCGTACCACTCCTGATGCGCCCGACTCTTGATGAGGCGACCGCAGAACGCTTCGATGCGTGCGGTCGCGCGGTCGATTGCTCGCTCGAGTTGCGTGTCGTCGGTCGAGACAGTGATGCCGAGTTGATCCTTCAACTCCTGCAGAGTGATCAGCGCATATGTCCCTACCGCCATGCCCTAATCCTATGCCGACTCTTTCGGCGGTTCGACCCGCTGCGAAGTCGGCATGCGCCAGACCTGCTCGCGGTTGCGAATGTACCAGGGCTTGCCGCCACGCAACCAAGAAAACATCGTTTGATATTCCTTGTTGTGATCTGGCGTATACCACGAGATCATGCACTCAATATGTCCAATGTGAACCTTTGGCGAAATGCCAATTTTCCAATTGGCTTCACGAGCCTGCTTCCAGAACCAGATGTCATCGTCGATGCGACCTTCGCGCCATGTGCCGTCCTCTGCTGGCTTGCTCACGAACCACGGCTTCGGAAGCGTCCGCAACTTATCGACACGAATCAATGTGAGTCCGAAGTGCATCGTTGATACTGGGAACCATGTCGCAGACAAATCCGCTCTCGTGACTGGACGCACATTGCCGTCGCCTTGAACAGTGTTGAAAAGAGCGACATTCCGCTCTCGTCCTGCCTGCATCGGCGCAATGGCATCAAGATCATTTTCCTCTGCAATCTGTCGCAGACACACGATGTCCTTCCAATCGAAGATCGAGTCGTAGTCAATAGTCACTACCCACTTCAGATCGTGATTTGCGGCACACTGCTCAAAGAGCCTCTGCATTCCCTGACCGTAGAACACGCCAATTGAGTTCTGCACAGGAATGCCTAACTGTGTGCAAGCCTGTGACACGCAGAACATATTGTCTGTCCATGCCAGTCGCGGCATGGTCATGCAGGCTCGCATGTCCGTGTACTTTGGTGGCGGCGCGTCTTCAATGACATTCCCAGGCTTGCGCCCTGCAAGGTTCAGCGAGAAGACATGGTCGCTGCATTCTCGACCCTTCTGTGTGCTGTCGTACTGGTTTTGCCAGCGTTGGATGTCAATGAGCCCGAGCGCGGTCATCGCAGCATGCAACTTCGGGTAGTTCCACAGTGTGCGATGACTGTCGTATGGACTCGTCTGTCCACCCATGATGTACGACTCCCACGGGAACGGCGGCTTGCTCTGATCCTCGCTGTCGCGGTCTTCCTGCGCGAGTCGGATGATCTCGTCAAAGTCAGGCACGGCGATCCGCAGGATGCCGCCTGGCTGCAACTTGGCGTACCAATGTCGCAAGGTTTCCTCGACATCAGCCTTCGGCAAATGCTCGAGCACATGCGACGCGC